TAGCCGGCAGCCCGCTCGAAGTGCGCCAGCAGCGCGTCGCTGAGTTGCTCGAGGTTGCTGGCGTCAGGGTCCAGGCCGGCGCCGATGATGGCGTTGCGGATCTCCTGGGTGACCATGTGGTACCAGTAGTCGCCCGGCACCGTCGGGCCGCCGGGCGCGGACTTCGACGGAAACCCTGCCTGCGGGCTGGCCGGGAGGGAGGGCGGGGTGCCGACTGCGTTGCGTTCCCAGATTGCGTCCACGTCGCCCCCTCAGTAGCCGATGGCCAGCCAGTCGAACCCATGCACCGTGCGCGATCCGGTGCCGCCGCCACCCCACTGGCAGAAGGTGTCGAAGCCTGTCGTGCTGCGGCCATTGAGCTCCATCCACGCGTCGCTGGTGCCGTCGCTGCCGGTGTTGCGCGCCTGCATGAACACCGCCTGACACGCCGTCGGGAAGGCGGTGGAGAAGGTGACGGTCGGGCCGGCGCCCTCGCTCACGTCGGAGCCGTAGGTGCCCCACTGCACGTAGATCGAACCGAGCTTGATGCCGTAGGGCACGCCAGCCGTGCTGAGGACCGTGCCGAAGAGCGCGCGCAACGCGGCCAGCAGCTGCACGGTGCTGCTGTTGTCGGGCGACAGGCCGCCGGCCACGAGCACGCCGCGCAGCTCCTCGCTCACCTGGTAGAACCAGTGCGCGCCCGGGTTCGTCGCCGGCGAGACGCCGGGAACGCTGTCCTTCGGGTAGCCGACAGACGGCGAAGCGGGGGCAGACGGAGGCGAGCCGGACGCGCCGGATGCCCACTTTCGAAGATCCATGTGGACCCCTTCAGGTGTAGGAGGTGATGCAGACAGACGCCGCGGGCTTGGCCGCGGCGAGCATGGCTTCGAGGGCCGGATTGCCCAGCCCCGGTGTCGCCTGGACGATGTCGACGACGGGCGTGTAGGCGATGGCGATGCCGAGGCTGGCATGCACCACGAACATCGAGCCGCACGCGTCGCCGTTGATCGGCGTGTCGACGCCCTGGTCGACGCCGTAGGTGACGAACTCGCTGATGGTGATCGCGTAGCCCAGCGCAGCGGCCAGAGCGATCAGGTAGGCCTTCGACTGCCCGCCGGTGTTCGTGAGCGCGGCCACCGCGGCAGCCTGCCGGCCCGAGATGGTGGGTGGCGCCACTCCGAACTGGCCAGGCAGATCGAGCGCCGCTTCCCACTCCGGTAGCAAGCCCACGGCCGTCGCCGGAAAGGCATCGACCAGCAGCGCGTTGGCATCGGCGTTGCTGTCCTCCAGCCAGCCGGACAGGCCAGTGAGCAGCTTCGTGAGCGTTGCACTCGGGTCGCGCGTCATCGCCCTGCCGGGGGGCAGAAGCACCTGCAGCCGCGTGACGTAGTCCGCGGCGGTGAAGACGGGCGCGGCCATGTCAGGGGAAGGAGACCGTGCCGAGGACAGGCAGCGTCCCGGCCGCGCTCACGATGTTGGCCGCGGGAGACGTGACGACGAAGCCGGTGGTGTTAGGCACCGCAGCGATGGCGGCCAGGATGTAGCTGAGCTGCACCGTGGTCGGCGACGCGTCGACGCTTCCCTGCTCGACCAGCACCTGCTTGATCGCCGCCTTGACGGCGTTCTGCGTCGCCAGCGTCGCCAGGCTCAAGCCGGTGATGGTGAAGTTGACCGGGTTCTGGGCCGGCGCGTAGACCTTGACCAGGTGCGTCACAGGCTGCAGGCCAAAGATGTAGTTCGCCACCGTCAGCTGGTCTCCGGTGGCCGCCGCCGCTCGGCTCTCGCCGGCGGCCGCGCCGCTGACCCCCTGCGGAAATCCGTCGTGCACGGCCTGGGCGACGTCGAGCATCACGTACATGGCCACCGTGCCGGCGCCGTCGGCGTGCGGCAGGCACCAGGCGCGCGTGACGCCGGCCACTTCACGGGCCCAGCGGATGTAGTCGGCCTTGGAGCCGCCGCGGGCCGGCTGTTGGTAGGCCAGCAGCATCCGCGCGCGCAGCGAGTCGTCGTCTTCGACGTCGGCGCCGCCTGTGAATGCACTCGTGGCCACACCGGCGCTGTTGATGCCGACGATGGCGGAGAACATGTTCACCAGCGTGCCGTTGTCGGCGTTTCCGGTGGCCCCCGCGTCGGCTTGAGCGCTCACGGTGACCACGCCGCCGGCGACGGTTGCCGGCGCCGTGGTCGTGTAGCGCCAGCCGTCGCCGCGCACGAACACGGTACCGGAAGGCACCACCGTGCCGTTCGTGCCGGTGAACGTCGCCGTGCCAGTCGCGGGCGTGGACGCCAGGCGCGTCACGCTCTTGAGCGCGGCCCAGGCTTCGAGGTACTCGTCGGAGGCCGTGAAGGGATTGCTCTGCTGGGCGATCCAGTCGAGATAGCCGTACTGCAGGTGCGCGGCGCCGGCCGTGATGTCGCCCAGGATCTTCAGCACCGAGGTACGCAGCAACGGGTCGCTGCCTGGCAGCGCGGCGGCGATCTGCTGGGCGACCTGGGTGCGCAGATCGCTGAGTGTGGGGCGCGAATAGGGCATGTCAGTTGATCCCGTTCCAGGCCCAGGTGAAGCGGTTCGCCTCGCTGGATCCGTCGTTTCGGTGAGCCGTGATGGCTGCGGAGAGCTGGCTGCCGGCGACCCACTCGACCAGGATGTCGAACCGAGCGACCACGCCGTCGTCGATCAGCCACTGCAGCGCCTCGGCGATGTAGTTCTGGGCCAGCTGCAGGGTCTGCTGCGTTCGCTTCGAGCGCTCGAGCATCCACAGGCGCGATCCCATCTGGAACCCTTCGCTGTCGCCCCACCAGCCGCGGCGGTCATCGGACCCGTCGAGCAGTTCGTCGTCGTCGGCCGCGCGCCTGTCCATGAACAGGCTCAGCGTCACGGCGGTCAAGAGGTCGCCGCCAGTTCGGAGGCTGTTGCCGACCATCTGCACGTCGGCGTGCGTCTGATCCCAGACGAGAGAGATGTCGCTCATGCCACGGTCCCCGTGTTGCCGGCCAGCGTGCCGCCCGGGTGGTAGTGCAGGTTGTCGATGCGCTTCCCGTTGGCCCACACCTGACCCACGAAGTCGGTGCGTGCGGCGTCGATCTTCACGTTGCCGGTGGTCTTGACCTCAATCGGCAGCGCGGCGCCGTCGATGCGAATGCCAGTCGCCGAGAGATGCACCTTCTGGCCCTTGTCGTCGCTGATGGCGACCTCGCCAGGCTGCAGATGGAGCCGGTACTGCTGGTGACCCGTGGCGATCACGACGCCATCGCTCGGGTTGCCACCGAGGTAGAGCATCACGACGTCGGCGCCAACGGGCGGGCAGCTGTGCAGGCCGTACTCGCCGAGCCGCGGCACCTTGTCTTGCGTCCAGCCCTTGAGCACCTGGACCTGGACCAGCTGCGCCGGGCCGGCGTCGTCAACGATCTGCACGCGGCCGCGCATCACCAGCAGCCGAAGCCGCGTGAGCAGGTCCTGCCACATGATCAGCGGCCGCGGGTGAAAAGCGCGGCGAGCTCGGCCGGCACGGCGTACTGCGGCAGTACCGGCTGCATGGCGAAGGCTTCCAGCGGTCCGAGTACCAAATCACACGCGGTGCCGGTGTCGCCCTTGCTGTAGGTGACCTCGCTGATCATCCACGTGACGTCGTCCAGCTTCAGCGAAGGGATGCGCACGCGCGCCAGAGTGAAGGGGCGATACAGCTTGCCGCTGCCGTCGCGCCAGCTGTCGGTGGTGATGTGCAGGCGGTGGCCCTGGCCCCAGCGGCGCGCGGCCTCCCATGATCCACGGTCCTCGGCCTGCTGCAGCGCCATCTCCTTGCCGGCCTCGGCGATGATGATGTGCGGCCTGTAGCGGGCGACTCCCGGATCCACCTTCTTGGTGACGAAGTTCATCTCGTCGCCGAACTCCAGCAGCGGGTTGAAGCTGAACCAGTAGGTCTCGTGCACAGAGAAGCGCTGGTCGTCAGACAGCGTGAAGGACGCGGCCTCCACGTTGACGCCCTCTTCGAAGCCGGACCCGGCAACGTCCAGCACGAGCGGCGCATCCTCGGCCGCCGATGGGCCCTCGGCCAGCAGCAGCGAGCCGTCGGCCTGTTCGAACGCCAGCAGCCCGGAGAGCTTGCACATGCGGTCGATGACTTCCCAGGCCGTCTCGCCCAGCATCAGCACCGCGTACGGGATGATGCGGCTGGCCCTGTCCGGGCCCGGGATACCGACGGTAGGCCCAGAGGCGCCGCGCACCTTGATGCCGAAGACGCCGGCCAGCTCCTGGGCCACCGAAAGCACCGAGGTACTGACGATCTGCTGGCCGGGCCACTTCGCCGCGCAGTCGACCAGGTCCTGGCACATGCCGCGCCCGGTGATCTGCACCGTGTGCGCCCGGGCGTTGATGCTGCCCTGCCAGCGGTTGACGTAGCCGGTCACCACCTTGTCGCGTCCCAGGTAGACCTCGCACGGGTCACCGGGCCGAGCGACGATCTTCTTGCCGTCGGGCGTGCTCTCGGTGGCGCCCAGCGTGAACTCGCGCGGGCAGGACTCGATACCGGCGGTGATGCGAACGTCCTGCCAGCCGCCCAGGGCTTCGTCACCGATCTGAACCAGCACGTCGTCGGGGTCGATCCCGTCCTTCGCACCGGTGATGACGATGGTCTGGGTGTCGCTCATTCGCTCAGCGCCTTGAAGCTGGTCGGCATGAAGGCCGGATGCCGAGGACGCGCGCGGGCGACCAGTTCGGCCTCGCGGCCGATGTCGCCGTAGCGCCTGTACGCCAGCACCAGCGACGGCAGGCTGGCCGGCGTGCTCACGGTGCGCAGTTCCGGCACCGCGGCGCCGCGCGCGTTGATGTCGGCCACCGCCGCGGCCTTCATCGCCTGCAGCGCCTGGAAGAGCTCGTCGTCGCCGTTGTCGCCGGCCTCGCTGATGGCCGCGTCCAGCGCCGAGACGACGATGGCGCGCACGGCCTCGGCGTCTGCATCGCTCAGCGGCTCGTAGTCGGCAGCGGCCAGCACCAGCTGCGCCGCAGCGGCGCGCCGAAACAGCCGCACCGACTCGGCCTGCAAGGTCAGCGCGGCGCCGCTCGCGCTGCCTTCGGCGCTGTAGGTCACCAGCTGCGCCAGCGCGCGGATCGCATCGCCCGGCGTCGGCGCGCCGGTGCGCACCGCCAGCGCCAGCGCCTGCACAGCGGCAGCGAAGTCGTCGGTGCTGGCCGGGCCCAGTGCCTGGCCGGCGGTGTCCAGCGCGGCGCCAGCGGCATCCACCGCCGCGCGCGACGTGGCGGCCGACACCTTCAGCTCGGCCAGGGTCAGCGTGCCCCCGACCACCAGCACCTGGCCGGTGCGGATGCTTCCGCCCTGCCCCATCAGGCGGCCGAAGTCACCGGGGAGCGTCGCAGCCATGTTGACCAGGCTGGTCGCGTCGCGCTGTACCTGACGCGCCAGCGTGGCCCAGCCCCTGGCCTGCCGCAGGGCCTCGTTCGCGGCGGCGGCACCGGTCCGCAGTGCTGAGACGGTCTTCTTCGCGAACGCGGCTGCCGCCTTCAGATCGGCCAGCGCGCCGGTCTGCTTCGCGGTGGCCTGGCCCTGCTTCTCGCCGGTGGGGTACTGCCGCTGGCCCTGTTCGATGAACCGGAAGGTCAGTTCAACGACGCGGCCGCGGTCCCAGACTTCGCGGGTCATGAAGTCGATCAGCGCGACCTTCTTCTTGCCCAGCGTCGGGTGCACCAGCTCGCCGTCGCCCTTGCGCTCGGCGGCGTCGATCATGGCCTGGCGCTGCGAGATGACGTCGTCGCCTACCAGGAAGCCCTTGACCTCGAAGGCGCGAGCCTGCCGGCCCAGGTCCTCGACCCACGGCGTGTCGCGGTAGGGGTACTCGTGGATCTGGTTGCGGCGGCCGAAGTGCGACGTTCCTTCCTGAACAACGAACGGCACGCCGCGGAAGCTGGCCGGCTTGAGCTGCGCCCAGAAGCTGCCGCCCTCCAGGCGCGTCAGCACGTCGGTGGCGCCTTGTGCCGTGCTGCCGATGCGCTGCACGCCGTTGAAGATGCCGGTCACGCTCATGGGTCAGTTCCCCGGGCCGGTCCGGCGCACGCGCACCGGGGGGCCGTTGCTGCTGGCGCTGACGCGCGCCTCGCGAGGCACCTTGACCTCGATGTTCACCTGCGCCGGCTTCGCGGCATCAGGCCCTGCGGCGCCACTCATCGGCTTGAAGCGGCCGCGCAGGGCGTCAGCCTCGCGCTGCGCCTCGGCATCGGTCATCTTCGGTTCGTTGGCATTGGCCTCGTCGAACTCCTGCGCGCGCTGCGCCAGGGCGGCCAGCGGGTTCATGCTCGACCCGCCAACGGCGCGACCTGCAGACTCCACCTTCAGCATCTGAGACACGATGCCTCGCTCAGCCTTTGCGCCGCTGAGCAGTTGCTCTGCACTGAGCACCGCGCCAGAGCCGCGCGCCTGGCCAAGGAAGCGCCCAGCACCACCAGGCCCAAGGGTGTAGGCGGCCTCTTCAGGCAGGCCCATCGCGGAGGCGAACACGCGCCGCGTCAGCGGGTCCTTGATGCCCTGCATCACGCGACGCACACCGTCCATCGTGCGCGCGACGTTGATCGACCCATCGGCGTTCTGAGCGGTGGTGATGCCCATGCCGCGCATCACCATCGACGCCACCGGGTTGCGGCCGAACTTCGCGTCCTGCAGCGTCTGACCCAGGCCGTGGAAGGTTGCCGTCATGCCCTCGGCCGTGCCGCCGGCAAGCCGCGATGCCGCGCGCCAGGCTTGCAAGCTGTCGGCGTTGACGCCCAGCAGCGACGACGAGCGCATCACCTCCATGGAGTAGCCGGCCCACCGGTTCGTCAGCATGCCAAGGCCGGCTGCCGCAGCGGAGATGCCGGCGAGAAACGCGGCGGGGTTCCACAGGGTCTTCAGCGCGTCCAGCATCGACGTGGGGGCCTGAAGCTGCTTCTTGGTCTGCTCCATGCCGCCGGCCATGTTCCCCAGCCAGCGCTTGCTCTCCACGCTGACCTTGCTGACGCTGTCGTGCGCCTTCTGCGCCTGCTTGTTCAGGCTGTCGAAGGTCGGCGTGAAGTTGTCGAGCGCGTGGATGTTGACCTGGAACTTGTTCGTCATCGCGCGAGCTCCTCTTCACGCACGCGGTGAGCCAGCGCGGCCCACTGATCCAGCTCGGTGATCGTGAGCGCGTAGGCCTCGGCCACCGACCACCCGAAGAAGCGACACAGCCGCGCTACGCCAAGTCGGACGTCGGCATCGAGCCGGGCCCGAAACGGCCGAAAAAATCGACGGCCTCCTGGAAGTCGCGCTGGCAGATCTGGCGCGCAGCCGCGGTGGGGATGCCGGCATTCATCTGAAGCAGCATCGCCATGGACTCCAGGCCCGTCGTGGCGCGCGAGCTCTCCACCAGCTGGTGCACCGTGGGCTCGCTCAGCTTGAGCTCGCTCCAGGTCTGCGAGCCGACGCTGATCGGCTTGCGCAGCGTCAGCACCAGGCTGGTCTCGATGGTGTCGGCCATGCGTCAGGCCTCCTCGACGAATTCGCCTTCCCAGCGAACCGCGAACGTGCCTTCCTCGGTGTTCACGTCCTGCGCGTCTACCGTCCACATGTTGCGGCCGACGATGGTCTTGCCGTTGGCGAGCTCGGCCACCACGGAGACGTTCGTCATCGCGTTGAAGTCGGCCACGCTCATGCCGTAGGCGTCGCGCAGCGTGCCGGCGATGAAGCCCACCTTCGGCTTCTCGCTGTAGCCGTGCGGCCGGTCCTGGCCCACGAGCGACGTGCGCTCGACGGTGCTGACGCCGTACTGCAGGCCGCTGGCCAGCATGAAGCGCCGGCCGTCGACGGAGAGGTTCGCTACGCCAGCCAGGCGCTTGGGGTCGATTGCCATGGTTCAGGCTCCGATCAGTTGAGGCGG